GGAAAATCAGCACGGCAGATCGTCGCCGGACCTGCCAGGAGCACGTACTCCACCGGCTGTCTCGGACTGCGCTTCCAGACCAGGTACGCCGTGCAGATCAGCTGGGCAGCCTTTCCGACGAGCTCCTCGATCTCGGCCGTGCTCATGCCCCGTGGACCGAGCTTGCACTGGATGAGGGTCGTGCTCGATGGAGCCAGTGCCACCAGGTCTGCCAGCCCGTGTGAGCCTGCGGACCTGACGACCATGAAGCCCCTGGCCCTCAGCTCCCTCGCGACCTTGTGCTCAAGCGCCCTACCACGTGCGTAGTTCGTCCCCGCCATATGGCTGGCAGGCGGGTGCACATGGGTCCGTCAGGGGCTGTGCAAGGAGGATGGATATACCAAGGCAGTAGAGACCTCATATCCCCTTGGTATATCCATCCTCCTTGCACTGGTGTAGCAACCCCCGGTCAGGCCACCCGATAGAGGGGCATGTCCATGGTGTCGTTATGCTTCCTGGCAGGCCTGTGCCTCGCCGGTGGCTGTCCGTTGGCGGCCAGGCTGTTGCTGGACGAGGTCGCCCTGGTGCTGGCCCTACGCCTGCCTCCGAAGCTTCCTCACGAGGTGGCCTGACCGGATGTCCTCGACCACCTGATCCAGCATAGGTCCGTCGGCCTGTCCGATCCGGTCGACCATGGCATCCACCTGGCCTCGGCTGACCGTCACCCCGTCCCTGTCGAAGGCCTCGTGTAACAGCCTCCTCAGCATGCTCCTCTTGCGACGTACCTTTGACTCCCTGCCCATGTCCAGTCGCCCCTATCTGTTACGTGTTTTCCGTCGTCTGTCCCACCACATGTCCAAGGAGATGAAGGGCACGGGTGACTGCTCGTAGGTCATCCACTCCCCGTCAAACTGGATCACGTGGGTGTCCAGGATCGCCTCCATGAACAGCACGAGGTCCCTCCTCACCTGCCCCTCCGGACCTGCCAGCTCTCCAAGGCCTTGAACACGTTCCTGGATTCCCGTGATCGGCAGTCGAGGATCAGCAGCCCCTCATGGATCACGTGCATCGGCCTGTACAGCTCATGCTCCGTCGAGTCCCAGACCTGCCGGTCCAGGATCCAGAGCAGGAAGGCGAACACCTCGTCCACGACGACCCGTAACCTCACCGGCTCACCCCACGTGCATGCAGGAGTCCCGTGGCGACACCCGGTGCTCCAGGTGGTGTGGACATGTGGCCACCGAGAGCAGGCCCGTGGTGGTGGTCTGGCAGGCCCTGGGGGCTACACATACGAGCCGCTCTCGTCCACGTACCGGTCCAGGACATCGGCCGCCGAGAAGGCCCGGCCGTAGAACCTCACCGGACCGATCTTGCCGGCCCACCGGTTGACCGTGTTCGAGGTCCCGTACGGTAGGTCGATGCCGAAGGTCAGTGAGGCACTGGTGGCGGCATACAGGGATGCCGAGGACCTGGTCACGAAGTTGTGCCGGTTCACGAGCTGGCCGTTCACGTAGAAGATGGCGGAGCTGTTCAGCCCGTCACCTGATCCGGACATCACGAGGGCCACGTGCTGCCAGACATTCTGGTGTGCCGGTAGCGAGCCCGTGAAGCTCACCGTCTGGATCCCCTTCGATGTCCCCGATGCCACGGTCAGGGTCCATGCCCCTAACTGAGAGCAGCGGAGGCGGAACAGCTCACCGACGCCGCCGGCCGTGACCGAGTTCGCGAACCGGACCAGGGTCCTACCCGTGTAGGCGGCGTTGATGGACTGCGAGGTCCATGCCGTCATCGTGTACGAGCCGGTCCCTCCGAACATGCTCGCCAGTGCGAACGAGCTGCTGACCGAGGTGTTCAGCGTGCCGGAGTTCAGGTCGGGTGAGGTGTTGGGGAAGCTGAGGTATCCGGGCTGGGCGAACAGCTGTGCAGCGAAGGCCTTCGGTCCCTGGAACGTCATCGGCACACCGGCCGTCCGCTCGGTGTACATGGGCGGTTCCTGGAGCGGGTAGCGCAGCCTGTACACGGCGAGCGCTCCGGCGGTGAAGGACACGTCGGTGATCTCGTAGTCGGCATTCACCGAGGACAGGACCCTGCCGATGATGAAGGCGGCGTTTGTGGAACCGGAGAAGGCGATGTTGGTCTTGTGTCCGGACTGGCCGAGACCATCGATGGCGATCGTGTAGCTCGCGGTCTTGGTGGCATCCCAACCGAAGGAGGCCTCGACGCGCTGCCAGACACCGGGCGTGAGCAGGGCAGAGCCCGTGTAGACCACGCTCGTCGGTGAGCTGACCAGGGCCAGCTTTCCGGCGGTCGCGGCCGACAGCTTGACCATGTTGGTCGGGACCTGGGTCACCGGGTCGATGGCATAGATGCCCATGATCTCGCCCAGGTTGGCGGCGCTGCTGCGACACCTGACGTAACAGCTGAACCCGTAGTGGGCGCTGTTGGCCTCCGACGGATCGACGAGCTGTGCCGTCGGAGGGTGCTTGTCGTTGGAGTCCAGTCCGAAGCACGTGTCGATCGTCGGGAGGCTCATCGACCGCGCGTACACCTGCGAGCCGGTGATGCTCGTGAGGAAGGTGGCCGGCTGTCCGTTGCCGACGCCTGCGAAGTTCCCCAGCTCGGTGTAGTCGAGCCCACGCTCCGTCTCCAGCGCTCCGGTCGACGTGAGCACGGGACTGAGCCAGTCGAACCAGTACATCGGTGTCTCGCCTGGGATGGCGGGCGGGATGTCCGGCTCGTTGGGGTAGCTGATGGTCCAGTCCTTGGTGACCTGTCCACGCACCTGACCACGTGCCTCGCGAGCGAGCCTCCATAGGCGGGTGTTGTCCACCTAACGTCCCCGCACCTTCGGCACACGCGGACCGTAGTGGCCGTAGCGGTTCGCACCGCGACCCTTCAGGACCATGTCGTGGATGTTCTCGGTCTGCGTGCCCATGCGGATGTGGTCGGGGTTGCAGCAGTGCCTGACGTCGCACGTGTGCATGACCACCATGCCGGCGGGGATGGGTCCGTTGGTGTCCTGCCAGACCGCACGGTGCACACGTGTGAACGAGCCCCGGATCCCGATCTGGCCGTACCCGTGGCCGTTGAGCGCTCCCTGCCAGAGCCAGCAGTCCGTGAACGGGTGGACCAACACCCTCTCCTTTATGCGGGTCAGGAGGGGGATGTCGTCGACGTAGAGGTGGTTCTTCAGGAGGCGTCTGCTCTTGTGCACGCGATTACGTAGTGGGCGGTGGGCCTTTGTTGGGCTGTCCCGGGATTCCCCGTGCAAATAAAGGTGTCCCCACCAGGGCCTCCCTCCTGCCCCCCACGGGCTTGACCGTTCCTGGGCCAGATAACCCATCCGAGATCACGCAGGCCCGCCCGTCACACCTGGCAGGCACGTGGCACCTGTCTGGATCGAGGCGGACCGGACGGTGGTCACCCTGACCTCGAATCGGAGGAACCGCACGAATCGGTGTACATGGTTTGTGGTCCAATTAATATCGATCTATGGCACACACCAACCTGATCGGGAACGCGAAGCACATCACCTGCACCCGCTGCGGTGGCAGCGGACGTAACCCGGCCGGTGCACCTCCTCCGCCGGTCCAGTGCGCGGACCGCAAGGCCTGCTGGCCCTGCCGGGGTACGGGGTCCATCACCACCTGCAGCCACTGTGGCAAGGGCAGCGAGTGCAGCACCGACGACGGCCGCTGCTACGCCTGCGTGGTCACCGGGCAGGGCGTGCGCTGATGGGCCACCTCGGACGTCGGGGGAAGTCCCGTCGGAGCGGCACACGCCCCCGCCGGCAGCTCGGTGCGTGGGAGGCCGAGAGGTCGACGGTCCGCCAGGTGTCGCAGCACCTGGTGTACGCGTTGGTCGATCCCCTGACGAGGGAGGTGCGCTACGTCGGCCGGTCGTCCACGGGCCTGGGTCGCCCCCGTCGCCACTGGCGTACCAAGAAGGAGCTGCGGCGGAGGGATGCCTGCCACGCCTGGGTGCGCGGTCTCCTGCTGCGCGGCCTCTGTCCGCTCATCGATGTGCTCGACGAGTTCGATCCGGTCCATGACGTCAGCGCACGCCTGGACCTCGCCGAGGCCTTCTGGATCCGCTTCTTCCGGGAGACCGGGGCGGAGCTGACGAACGAGTGGGTCGACGGTGACAGCGGCGATGGTCGGCCTCCAAGGCTCTACCGGCGGGGGTGGCGGCACTCGCTCAAGACCAGGCGGAAGATCGCTGCGGCCCACCGCGGGAGGGCCAAGCCCAGGACCCATCGCATCCAGCTGTCCCTCGCTGCCGCACCGCTGAAGAAGCAGGTCGTCTGCCTGGACGATGGCCTCTGGTTCCCCAGCATCTGCGCCGCCGCCCGGCACTACGGCGTCAACGTGCAGAACCTGTCGGCACATCTGCGCGGCCGGAAGCACACCCCGACCTGCGGCGGTGTGAGGTTCGCCTTCTACGACGCCATGGACCGCCACCGTGGCACTCGGAAGGCAGTGGCCAGGTGATCCCCAGGCTGGCTACCGGGGTGTCGCCTTGGGACGCGGAGACAGCGCACGGGCTGCTGCAGGCGGCGTACCGGGCGTTCATGCAGCACTCGCACCCCGACTGCACCAACACCTACGAGGTGCTCCGCAACTGCCAGTCATGCCACCTGCGTGGCGTGTTCGGTCGCATCCCCGATGTCGCCGGTTGGGAGCGGGTCTACGTGGCCCTGCACCTCCCCATCACGACGGGGGTCTTCAACCTTTGCACCAGGAGGCTCGCCCAGACCAACCCCGACTATCTCGCACTGCTCATGAGGGACGTTGCGTCCTTCGGCATCAACCTGATCGACTGACAGAGGAGAGACCACAATGGCACGTACCCAGAAGAACGCGAACACCGTCCCCGCCACCATCACCACCACCGAGGAGACCGGCACGACCGGCACGCCGATGGACGCCCTCCACCAGGCCGAGGAGGCCTTCAGGGATGCGCAGGTGGCCTTCCGTACCTCCATGGACGAGCTGCGGCTGCTCCGTCGCAAGCAGGCCCACACCCGGCTGGTCCTCGACCGCGCGCGACTGCGGCTGATGGAGGCCAGGCTGCTGGTGGCCGAGGAGAACCTCTCGGAGGGCGGTGGCGACACCGAGGGGTAGGGCATGGGGATCTATGAGGTCCTGGCCTACGGGCCCGTGGTCGCCCACGACTGGCACTCGGTGTGATCGTCACCGTCAACGGCAGCTACCTGAACCTGTGGGTCAGCGACGGCGACGGCGGGTGGACCAACACCGAGTGCCAGTCGTCTGGCGACCCCGTGGGCTACCTGCAGCGGCCGCTGGTCCAGGTGATGCTCCTGGCCGAGGAGTTCATCGGGGAGTCGATCAGGTCAGAGGACGAAGGGGCGTAAAAGACCTTGCCCGGCTCGTAGGTGGCAGGAGCCGGGCAAGGGGTGAGGCGTGCGGTTTAAGTGGTCTGCAGACGGCGAGCGCGCCACCGTCGCATGCGCTGAAGTACGTGCCCTGGCTGTGCCAGGCATACTTGGGCCATGTGGGTCTCCTCTCTTGAGGGGACTTGCCCAAGGCGGTTAAGTCGGCTAACTTCTGCTTAGGAAGACGGCGCAGGGTCAACAGATTAACGGGCTCATCCCCGTGATTTTGTTTATCTTTGTGTTGTCGGGAACGCTCTTGGACGGGTGTTAGCGCACCAGCCTCAAGAGCGTTTTTTTTGGTCACATGTTGTTGTCTCCCGGCTTCGGACGCTTGAGGCCGGCCATGACGCCTGCCCGCGTCGTCAGGTAGCTGCGGAGCGCGTACAGCTGCTCCCACACCGAGTCGATGTCGTCGGTGGTGACGTCGGCGGGGAGACGCAGTGAACCCGTCCGACCCCTCCCAAGGTGGAGGATGTGCTGCTCGTCGACAGGGGCTGCCACCGCTACCGGGGGGCGTGGCTGGCGAACGCTCACCTGCCCATGCACCAACTCGTTCCGGATGTTCAACAGCCGTGAGGACTCAGCCAAGAGCGGGCTGGAATGCCTGTTCCCCAGCTCGGCATACGTGGGCACCCTGTGCGGATCGGGAGCGGTGGCGGTCATTGCCTTCCACCAATCAAACCCATCATCAGTTGGCTCCGGCTTTTCGAAGGTCAGAAAGTCCCTGAGGATCTTGCTGATCCTCGAGATGTAGGTCCGCTTGGTCGCCAACGAGGTGCTCTCGTCCGACTCGATCCACGCCTTGTGCTTCTCGAATGCCTCGGCCACCGTCACGCCGCTGTTGGGGGGCACTGCCCGCGTTCTGAAAGTGCTCCAGGTCCCGGCAAGGTTGTGGTCGTAGTGGCCATCAGCTCGCGCCCGCGTGACGAACTCGGTCACGGCGTCGAGCGGCTGCGACAGTGCCCCACGGCGTTCCTTGGTGCTCATCGTCCCACGGTGCTCCCGTTGATCACCCGCGTCAAGTTTTGAGATCTCATTCTGTACGAATCCCACAGATTTAAGTCCGTCGCGTTTTTCTCGTTTTGGTAAGGCAGCGCGAAATGTGCCACGAAATCTGGTGTGGACGTGTACCACGGGGCCCAAGAGCAGCCAAGTCTACTGAACGGTGGTTCGGTGTCAAGGGGTCGCAAGCAGATCAACCTGGCACGGCGGCAGCGCTGCAAGCACCTGGAAACACGTTCCTCTGTGGAGTGCCTGTGGATAACGTGATGACATCTCGACCATCCTGCCGCACCCTGCGGTCTCCAGGTGCAAGGAGGGAGGACATACCAAGACACAGGCTTAATGAATTCAATGGCTTGGACAGGTCATTCAGGTGCGACATGTGTGTGCAAGGAGGATGGACATACCAAGGGAGCTTGATAGAGAGAAGATGGCCATTGATCAGGTGTGAGATGTGGGGTGATGTAAGCTAGAAGCCCGAGAGGCGGTGAAAAGAAAGTTCACCGCGATGGGCGTTTGGGCCTCGGTCGCCGCTATATGTTGAGTGCACGTCACGCGCCTGGAGGCCAACCGCAGCTACACGCCCGTCGAGGTCGTGGACGTGCAGTGGACGCATGGCGGGCTCAAGCTGCTCTGCAGCTGGCCGTGGACGCACCTGGTCTATAGGCCCACGGGCCACAGACGTGAGGTGGATTTCGAGCGGACCGACTATCTCGTGCTCGATTTCGACAACAAGCCCGAGCAGCCGCAGCTCACGCTCGACGAGGCCATCGCCCGTTTCGCTGACCACGAGTGCGTCATCGGCACGACCAAGAGCCACGGCGTCGGCGGACACCGCTACCGGGTCATCCTCCGACTGACGGAGACGATCACCACGGTCGCCGAGTACAGGGCCACGATCGCCGAGCTGCTGCGGGTCAACCCCGAGGCCGACCAGTCCTGTCGGGATGCAGCGCGGGCATGGAACGCGTTCAAGGACATCGTCCACGTCAGGACCGGTGGCGTGCGTGTGGTGCCGGTGGCCGTCACCGCTCCTGTCCAGAGGCCCTCCACCTGCCCGCTGCCGGTCCCTGTCACGGGCCTGGTAATGACAGAGGCGGCCAAGCGCATGGGGTCCACGCGGCCCTCCGTGAGCGGCGAGGGCGGACACAACCGCCTGTTCAGGGCGGCCTGCATCTTGCTCCACGACTTCTGCCTCGGCGACGAGGACGCGCTCTACCTCCTGGAGCACGTGTTCAACCCGCGCTGCACCGACCAGGGAGGTGAGCCCTACCCGTGGAGCACCCGCGAGCTACGCCACAAGGTGGCCTCGGCCCGCCAGGCCGAGCGGAACATCATCGGCTACGGCATCTCGATCGCCCGTGATCCACGCTGGGACATCAACCCCACCCTCAAGGCCGCCGTCACCGATCTCGACACCCGGTTGCCACGACTGCACAGCACCGAGGACGCCGTCACCATGGCCACCGAGCTGCTCCTCGAGATGGGGCTCGATGCACGACCGCGGGCGGCCAAGGCACTCCACGGGAAGGTCCTGCTGTGTCGGCAGCCCCACGCCACGGACGGGCACGTGTTCAGCGACATGACCTGGCTCCGCGACCTGACCGCCTGGACCGAGGCCTGCCCGCTCGACGCCGTCACCGCGGCCATGCTGCTTGGCGAGTGCCTCGACGTCGCCGACACCCAGGGCAACCGCGTGCGGCTCGGCAAGGCCATGCACCAGCTCGGGTGGACCAAGACCCGTACCGGCTTCACCAGGCCTGCACCGAACGTGCCGGTGGCCGAGGCCATCATCGTCATCGACGCAACCGCCGACACCCACGAGATAGGATCACCTGATGAGCATGCCTGCACGAATGCCTTCCCCAAGACCGCCTTCGAGTACCGACGGCTTCTCGAGCGAGCTCGCAACGCGACCCGGGGACGCCCGGATGGAAGGCATGGCACTCGACGAGCGCTTCATGGACGACCGCCGCCGGGTGTTGCAGCTGTGGCGGGCTACACATCCTGGGGGTGACCCGTGGGCGCATCTCCCGGACGACCCGCCCGAGGAGCCGGTGCGCATGACGGCCGACGAGGCTGATGCCCGGGTGGCGCTCTGGCTCGCATCGCGGCCACCGCGTGAGACCTCCAACGTCCGACGACGGCGACCCATGTCGGCCGAGACCAAGGCGAAGATCTCTGCGGCCAGCCACCGCCGAACTGCCGCCCGTAACGGTGCACAGCTTGCGGAGTGGCGAGCGGCGCGGATGCCCCGCCCCGCCCCTAGAAACACGACCGACGCCATCCCCGAGGCGGCAACCCCGGAGACGACGTCGGCTTCGATCCCAGTCTAAGCTACCAGCTCACTCGTCGATGTCGTCCCTACGATCGCTCGGTTGCTCGACGTAACGCCTGGCCGCGCTGCCACGCTCGTCCTCCTCCCGATCGCGGATCATTCCGTGCTCGCGGTGCCGCCGCTCCATGAACTCGCACAGGTCGAGCGGCAGTCCCTCCCTGGACTTGCCCCTCACGATGCAGCCCGCCGCGCGATTGATCCCTTTACCGGACTCTCGGAGCGGCGGTCCCCGGGGACGTTGGTCAGCCGCACGTACCACACAGCGCTCACTGCATTACCCCCAACACGTCGATCCCAAGCTCCAACGAGAGGAACCTCTCGGACATTGCCAGCTGATCGAGGCCATCCATCTGCAGGTCCACAATGAGCGGCTCCAAACGGGGATTCATCTTCGGCTCTGACGGTTCAAACCTCCATTGACCGTCTTCGAGGTGCACGACACACAGCACTGCCGATGACGACGACGGCTTATGGACCACCACCTTGACCACCGTTCCCGGATGTCCCTTGGTGAGCCCGCAGATGTCGCTGATCGACACGTCGAGGCGGATCCTCGAGTGAGGTTCGTGATCCTCCTCGGGATGAGGGCACCTCTTGAACCGCGCGTTTCTCGTTGGCCTCTTCTTCTGGCCCCGCGTCACCTTGGCATCCACCAGGTCGAGGATCCTCGCCATCCCGGTACAGCCATCTTTCACCAGGCTGACGCTCACGTGATGGGCATATGAGGCGCTCATCGGGCCACCGACAGGACACCGTGACCGATCAACATGACGAGCAGCGCGTTGTCCCTGGCCATCGCATCGAGATCGGCAAATGTCGCTCCGACGATGAACTGCTCCAGCCGCGGATTCTTCTTTCGATAGTTGTGCGAGAGCCAGAACTTGCAGCGGCCGTCCTCCAGGTGGATGAAGAACAACGCAGGCGACTCGGTGGTGTCGGTCGGATGGATGATCACCTCCACCACCGTCCCCGGGTGTCCCTTGGTGAGGCGGCAGATGTCGCTGATCGACAGGTGCGACACCGGGTTGTTGTTTCGCGAGGTGAGTTTCCCCATCTGCTTGGCTAGGTCCCGTGTCTCCTTGCTAAGCTTCGCCTTCGTAGGCCCCTTGTTGGGCTTGAGCCCGAGGAGCTCAGCGAGCCCCGTACCACCGTCCTCCAGCAGCGCGAAGATCACGTTCTTGGCATAGAGGGCGCTCATCGGGCCACCGCCCACGGCTTGGCCATCGCACGTGCTGCCTCCACGTCCCCACCCATCAGGGCGACGAAGAACCTCAGGACCGCGCCGTACACCGTGGTGTGGTGCTGGTCCCCGGCCTCCGTCCGGATGATCGTCCGGAGTTCCGCTACCGCCCCGCCGCTCTCGCGGCCCTCATTCCACTGCTGCTGCAATCTCGTCATCGTGTCTCCTCGTGTTGCATGTTCGCTCCGAGATATTCGGTGCGCCAGCTCACCTGAACACGAAGATATGCACGATTGACAACAATGCAAGGTGCGTTACAAAGATTTCTTAGTCCGGGTCCAAGCGGCGAAGAGTTTCCTCATGGCCCAGCGGCGAGCGTCCGTGTGATCGTACCCGGCCATGTGGTCTGAAAACCGAATAATATCCCATTCATTGGGCGTGTAGCTGGAGGCGACGGCGTTGAACCATGCGGTCGGAGCGGTCATTAGAGGAGTATAACATGACCACTCGGTGTACCCCTTAGACCTACACCTGCCACCTACTCCTCCCTCCTGCCCGCCACCGAGACGACCCTGACCGGGGGTGGATATGCCCCGGCCGTCTCGCAAGCCCGCCACGGGTGACCCACGCCCCACAGGCGGTGAGCTGGACGGCCAAGGAGGCAGGGATCCGCCATCTGGCCTGTGCAAGGAGGAAGGACATACCAAGGGACAGACTAGGAGTCCTTCCAGCACCGCAGCGGCTAGTTCCAGGGCGAAGGCTTGGTGTCGGGGAAGTACTTGCCGCGCGGGAGGTGGCGCCCGCAGCGCGTGCAGGTCACGTCCTCGGCAGTGATGGTCAGGATGCCATTGGGCTCCAGGTCACCAGGCTTCACACGACGGAGGCAACTACAGGTTGGCTTGTTGGTCATCCGGCAGGAATACACCACAGGTCTGACACCACAAGCCGAATCGGTGTACATGCCAGTCGATTCCAATTACATCTGGAACTCTGGGCAGTTGTGTCCCGGAGGTCCAATGACGTCGCAGTTGATGCCCCGGTTCGACATCGGCAACTTCATCCTCACGTGGGCACGGCTCAGGAACCTGACCGTCGATGCCAGGGCCCGGCCACCGACCCCCGCGGACCTGAGGCGGTGTGCGAGCCGGGTCTTCCCGTCGTCGGCGGTCGGCGAGGAGCTGCTGGTACGGCAGGCCATGACCTGGGACCTGGAACGGCAGCTGCTCTTCGTCGGCTTCAGCAGCCAGCTCCTGCGCAAGACGGTGCAGCGCCACCTCCGCCTCCTCGACGCGAGGGTGAAGGGCGAGCTGAGCCATCACGAGCTGGTGAGGGTGCTGTTCTTCCTCGACCAGCCCGAGCTGGAACCGATCACGGATGCCGAGGACCCGTACCCGTTCTGACCGAGAGTGTGGCCCGCGATCCCGCGGGCTATGTCTGATTCAACAAGGGAGATGAGACAACGATGCGCGATCCAATCGAAGACCTTCGCGAGCACATGGCCCGTCTACCCCAGCAGCAGAAGCCGGAGGGGGAGTCCCCGATCGTGAAGATCGTGATGCTCATCATCTGCATCTCGATGCTCTACGGGATGTGCCACTAACTCGCCCCGTCGAGGTGACCCCGGTACCATCGGCAACCGGCTCGGACGCCGGCCTGAAGTGGAGCCGACGATGAGAGCCGTGAGTGCTGTGCTAGTGATGGTGTTCGTGTCCGCTTGCTCCGCCTCATCGAGCGAGGGAGATGATGACGGTGGCAACAACCCGGGGCGGGCAGATGCCGCGATCATGTCGCAGGAGCTTTCCTGTCAGAGCTACACACGGATCCAGACAGCCACAGCCGGCTCGCGGACCGAGAGCAAGTGGTCCTTCGCCGCCATACCAGTCGGGACGTTCGATCCGGCACACGACCGGATGCCGCAGTTCGTTGCCTGCGGCTACCATTGCCTGGGCGTAAGTTGCCCCAATGCCTGTCCGGCGGGGAACACGTGCACCTCTACGGGCACAGACCTGACGGGTGACGACTGTCGACAGATGACCCCCTACATCAAGGACGGTTATCTGGTCGCATACTGCGGTTACCAGATCGCGGGTTTCGATGCTGGTGGCACCATGCTGTCCGAAAATGGGCAGTACTACGACAAGGTCTACGTCGTTCCCTAGCCGCCGGCCCTGGTCAGGAGATCGAGCATGTTGCCGAGGTGCTCGGCCTCCAGCGCATCGGTCTCACGGATCTTGCGGTGTAGGTCAGCGGCAACAGCACCCCGCATGATCAGCTCGTCCTCGTCGAGCCACGCGGCAGCCTGGTCGGCCTTGCTCACGTCGATACGGAAGCGCATCCAGGCGGGCGTACAGCCCTCGCAGATGAGCGTGTCGTTGGGCACTTCTGCGCCATCGATGAAACGTGGGTCCGATGCCGTGCCGAGACTCTCGGCCTTGCAGATGCCGCAGAGGATGGTGTTGAGGCCCATGGCTTACGCCGTCCACTGGGCGGTGACACCCGCGTTGCCGTTGGAGCCGTTGACGCCTGTCCCCTGCTTGGTACCACCGGCACCAGCGAGGGCCTGGACGACACCGCTGCCGGCGTAGGTCCGTGCGACCGTGAAGACCGCCCCGCCGCCACCTCCACCACCGCCGCCGCGGTCACCACCGGCCGGACTACCACCGGCTCCACCATTGGCCTCGAGGGTCCCGTTGTTGGTGATGGTCGGAGCGGCGAGCCAGAGGCCTCCGGCACCTGCACCGCCACCACCGCCCGAGGTCCCATCACCGCCCCCACCACCGCCTCCACCACCGAAGTTGGGGTTGGCCAGACCACCACCACCCGGGAAGGTCGCGTTGGCGAATGAGAACGTGGCGACCTGGTAGTACGTGGCCCCTCCACGGGTCGCGACCGGAGCGGTCTTCGAACCGGCTGCTCCACCTGCTCCACCGCTACCGAGACCACCTGCACCGCCACGGCCACCGATCTGCGCGGTGGTGCCTCCAGATGCGGACCCTGCTGCGGTGCCACCGGCCCCACCGGCTGTCGTCGCCCCTCCCACAGCACCAGCTGCCGTGGAAGCACCCGCCGTACCGTTCGCAGCACCGTCGACGCCGTTGTTGCTGATGAAGCTACCGGCATCGACCTGGATGCTCGTCTTCGCGTAGACGCCGAAGCTCGCCAGCGCCAGACGGGACGATGCCGTGACGAGCAGCGTGTCGGGGTAGTAGTTGGCCGTTGCAGTGGTGTTGCTGTTGATGACCACTGCTCCGTCGAGACCGAGGCCGAACCACGAGTAGCCGCCGTTGGGATTGGTGAGGGCGAGGGTGATCGTCCCCGAGGTGCCTCCACCCGTGAGCCCCGCACCAGCGGTGACCCCGGTGATGGTCCCCATCGTTCCGGAGACGGAGAGCGTGACGGCTCCCGATGTGCCGCCGCCTGTCAGTCCCGCGCCTGCGGTGACTCCGGTGATGGTCCCGACACCGCCGCCGCTTCCGCTCACAGATGGCCAGCGTGAGTACTGGGCCATGACCTAGGCCCCGCCCTTCGCGTGCGCGTAGACCGTCAGCGAGCCAGAGCCGGACGTGTTGACGTACTTGAAGCGCGTGTAACGGCACTGGAGGTCCGTCATGTTCACGAACCGGCTGTCGGCCGCACCGACGGCTGCATCGATGGTCAGGTCGGAGACATCCACCCAGCTCGCCGAGGTGTTGGACACCTGCACGGCGAAGCTGCCCGAGGCCGTACCCACCCAGGTCGCCTCGTAGGAGACCCCGGTCCGGTTCGACATGTCGACCAATGACGAGTAGATCGTCGTGGTCCCACTCATATTGAGGTTAGAGGTATTGAGACTGGACCCCGAGAGCGGGTTCAAAATCTTTGTCGTGTACATCGTGTTGGGCATGCGACTTCCTCCTCGGAAGCGAGCCCCTGGCCACCATTGACCGGGGACGACTTGAGATACGTAGGCGCCTGACGCGGATAGCCACCACGTGCGCTCCAATCCCTCGGAGCGGGCTTCGTGACGGAGAGATGGATTGGTCTAGGCCTGGATGGACAGGCCCACAGACGTCATCCTGTGAGGCGGAGGAGGTAGCTCCTCTAACGGCTCGACTTCAACGACTGCGGCAACATCGACTCGGACCGACGGAGCGTGGGCTGCCTGGTCCTCATCGTGTCACCGCCCATGCCACCGTCCTGCTCTGGACCCTGGCCTGAGGCGTAGGACCCCTGGAGTGCTGACAGGGTGGAAGGCTCCATGGACCTATCGACCGGCACACCGAGTAGCAGGCCGAGCTGGAGACGACGGCTATAAGGCAGCGTGCTGCGGAGGGACGGGATCCGCTCGGTGACCCTCGACTGGATCTCGGCGAACAGCCTCGGGAAGACCGTCTTCACGGCCTCGACCGCATCCCTGGTCAGAGTTCCGTGGGCGATGCCCCTCACGATGGCCGTCACGGGATCGGTCACCGCCCCGTAGGCCCTCATGAACCTGGCCACCTGTGCGTCCGGAGGGATGTGCTTCGTCCTGGAGACCATGCCGACCAGGGGTGGTCGTGGATCTGGGGGGATGAGGCCAGCCAGGTACGAGGCGGCACGGACACCGACCTCATGGAGGTGGGCGGCGATGATCGGTGCGGCGACTCGGTAGTTGTCAGGCACGTGGTTCGCCGTGCTCGTGCTCATGGCCACGACCTGCTCGACCCTCCGGCTGTACTCACGGCGGCTGTCCTCACGGTTCGTGCGGTTGCCCTTCGAGGTGTCCGCCAGTCTCGTGACAGAGCCTGCGACCACGCTCCTTGCCGACGGACGGCTGAAGCGCATGGGGTTGCCTCCCGAGCCGACCACCTTTGTGGCAGTGGAAAGGGATCCGAGCGCACCGTCGAGACGTGATCCGAACCGGGATGACAGGCTCTCCAGCCGGGCCAGGGTCTCCACCATGAAGAAGGGGTCGTTGGCCTTGTTGAGCCACTTGGCCATGCCACCGACGGTCTTGAGGGCGACGAGACCCTTGGCCAGGGGAATGCCAGCTGCCGATGCTGCCGAGGATGCGATGAAACCAGCCCCACCGATGTCACCGAGCTTCATCATCTCGGAGGCACGACCGGCCTTGGCAAGGAGACCGTCGGGGTTGGGACCACCGGCGGCAGCCAGCATGCGCTTGCCCTCCTCGAAGTTGAGCCGATCGAGCACCTGCTTCATCTCGTCGGACGGAGGCTTCACCTTGCTACCGAGCAGGGACTCTGCCTCCGACAGCAGGCTCTGACGTTGCTCGATGGCGTTGCTCAGCTTCCTGATGGAGGCGTGGTCCCCAGAGGAGAGCACCTGTTTCACGAAGGGCTCATCGATGTCGCCGATCTTCAGCTTCGAGATGTTCTGGTGGAGGTTCTTCAGACGCGGTCCCTCGGCAGCGATGAACTCGGGCATGTCCTGGACCGCCCGTGCCCTCGATCCGAAGGAGACCTTGCTGAGGTCTTTGCCAGGGTGGGAAGCAGCGTAGAGGTCATCCACGACGGAGCGGTACCTGGTGCCGACGCTCTCACCCAGGAGCAGGGCATCCTGTCCCAGGGAGTCGGTCACCTTGACTATGCCTGGGGCGATGTCCTTGACCTTGCGGGTGGCGTTCAGGGAGGCACGTCCCTCCCTTGTCGCTGCGATCTCCAGGGCGTCACGAAGCTCGGGCTGTGCGGCGACTGCCTTCTCCGTCGCACGTCTGACGAGTCCACCGCCCGACCTGGACATGCCGATGCCTGCCAGGTCGACCAGCTCACCGCCAGCACCCATGACCCCACCGATGGCACCACCGAACTTGGCTCCATCGAGGATGTCCTGACCCGCCGAGGACCAGACCCTCTCGGCGAAGTCGGCAGGATCGGTAGCATTGAGGGCCGACTCGGAGACGCTCTTACCGAGACCGTAGGCCGCTCCCTCGGTAGCACCACCGACGACCTTGCCTGCGACCCTCAGGGCACGGCTGGCGCCGACTGCCTCTGCACCAGTACCGAGCGCCCGTACGAGTCCACGCTCGGCCAGTTTGCCAGCACCGGAGATGGCACCGGCCACACCGAACGGGTCCACCGCGATGCCGCCGATCCCACCGATGACAGCAGCAGCAGTGTTCCGCTTGCGCCGTTCCTCGATGCCGACGGGATCGACATTGAACATGTTCTTCTCGAGCCAGGGGGACAGCCCGAACGTCGCCATGTCGGCGGCACTCTCGATGGCTGTGGTGATCGGAGCATCCCCGTACTTCTTCTGGTAGATCCTCTCCTGCGTCTCATCGGGCTGCTCGATACGGAAGCCACGCCGCATGGCCGCATCCAGCTGAGAGCGCTGGATCGTCCCTCCCTGGCCCTCAGGTGAGACGACGAAGATCTCGTCCTCCGGCTTGCCAGCCTCGATCGCCTGGGAGGTGTTGGCCTCGAACCGCTCCACTATCGCTTCCTCCGAATGAGGGGACCGAGGTCATCGACCGGAGGAGGTTCTGATCCTGCTGCCCCGTGGATGAACCGAGACCTATCGGGGGGAGGACCAGGTGGTGCCATGGACCTCGGCGGACCGACCTCCTCAGGAGGCCTGTAGGGACTTCCGTCGGCAGCGGGGAGACCACGTGGTGCTTGCCGATCGATGTTCGCTCCAGCTGAGCCCGGCTTGAAGCTGCTGATGGGTGAGCTGTAGTTCCTGGAGTAGCTGCCACGGTATCCAGCGGAGCCCATGAACCTGTCGATCTTGCTGTCGGCCAGGTCCAACAGCTGGTCGATGCGACCGGTGGGATCCGTGTTCGTCCACGAGTTCGGAGCGGGGATGGCGATCTCGGCCATGTCACGGTCGGCACCGCTCAGGGCTCCGAGGCCTGCACCGTTCTTCCACTCGACGATGAGTTCCTCGCGCAGCTGAAGGGCCTGCTTCGCCCTGTCGCCAGCAAGGGGACCGGTGTACTGGCTCTGGGTGGCCAGGTTCTTGTAACGCTCAAGCTTCGATCGCCACTCGCGGTACGTCACGGCCATGGTGCTGACCGAGGCAGCCTCCTTATCGTTGCGCGCCTGCATGGGTGTCCCGTTGTCGTTGAGGAGCGGTTCACCCCGGTCATCGAGGACCATGAGCTGTCGATCGTAGGGACCGACGGCTGCCTCCTGCGCCTTGCGACGGGCAGCCTCATCCCTCGCGAGCTTGAGATGGCCGTACTGGATGCCGAGCTGTCCGCGTGCGATCTCCTGCTGAGCACGGAAGGCCTGCTGACGCTCCTGGAACGAGGCCTGGTTCGCGGCAAGCTCAGACTCCAGCGAGGTGATCTGACTGGCGGCCTGGGCCTGGATGGTCGCGTTGTTGGAACGGGCGGCCATGAGCTTCAGCTTCTCGATGGCACCCTGGAGCATCTGGCCACGGGTCATCAGCCGGGCAGACTCGTCGTCCTGGAGGGACTTGGCGTTGGCCTCGTAGTACGAGCGGTTCATGCCCTCGGCCTGACCGAGCTTCTGCATCTCGGTCTTCTGGGCATCGATGTCGCTGTCGATGCTCTTGTTCAGCATCGCCAGGGCGAGGTTGTCCTTGCCGGTCAGTCCTGCACCGACACCGCTGAGCATCGTTCCCAGGGCCGCGATGAACAACTGGCCGGCCGACCTGGTCTTCATGTAGTGGTCCGGGTCGACCTTGGCGTCCTTGAAGGCGTTGATGGACTCCTGCCACTTCTGACGGGACTCCTCCCGCTCAGTCTCAGCACGCTGACGTCTCTCCTCGGTCACTGCATCGAACGCAGCCGTCTCCCGCTGGTTCGCCTCCATCTGTGCGACCTGGGCGTCGTTGGCCTGTATGGCCGCCGCTGCCTCGCCCACCACGGCCTGCTTGCGACCCTCGGCGGCATCGGCCTGACGCTGCTGTGCCTCGGCCAGTGTCCTGGGTGGGAGGCTCTCCGTCGGTGCTGGAACGTCAGCCGGAGCGGGCTGGACAGGAGCAGGAGTCGGAGGAACGGCCTGCTGCTGTCTTGAGACCGGTGCAGGACTCTGGGATGCCTGAGCACCAGAGGGGCTGAACGGATCCATGAGACCGCCTGCCGCCTGGACCGCGGTGCCATCGATCTCGTTGGAGGCCGGAGGAGGCATCGGGATGTCGAGGGCTGGATCCGGCCTGGAGGTGATGGGGCCAAGTCCCAGGTTCACGGCGTACGAGGAGGGCACACGGACCTGTGCTCCAGCATCGGTCTCCACGACCGCGACCTGTCCGTCATCGCTGATCAGCTGGGGCATCAGTGCGTACCTCCCTTGCGACCTTCGAGTCTGGCGAGGCGCTCATCGATCCGACCGACTGAGGCGAGCGAGGCACCCAGTCCCTTGACGATGTCGATCTGCTTCACACCGTCAGCACGCTCGGAGACAAGTGCCCGTCCGATGGGACCACCTGACTCCACGTCCTGGGCCATCACGCCGAGGCGGTTGCCCTTACCGTTCCGCTGGTCCTTGTACTCGTAGGAGTAGGGACGCAGCTTGGACATCAGCTCGTCGATGTCATCGGCCGAGTACTCGATGTCCTTCTTCGCTCGCCTGTCGGAGGCAGCGGCTGCCATGGCTCCACCGGCACCGTTGGTCAGGCCTCCGAGGATCTGCCCGCTGGTCTGGGTGTTCTGTTGGGCGATGCCGGCGTTGACCTGTTGTGCCTGGATCCACGCCTGGAGCTCGGCCTGGTCCATGCCCGTCATGGCCTGGAGGTTGGCCATCGAGTACTGGTCGTTCATCCCACGCTGCTGCATCTGGGCGGCCTGGTCGGCGAGGCTCATCTGTTGCCTGAGCTGGGCGTTGGCGTTGTTGGCATCGTTCACTGCCGTCATGTTCGCCAGGCCCATCTGCTGGGAGAGCTGTGCGTTCTGACCGGCGTAGTCGATGTCCGAGGACCTACCCTGTGCGAGCAGGCTACCGAGCTGGCCTTGTGCGTTCTGGGCCTCCTGTGCGCGCATGATGGCGGCGTTGGCACCGGCCTCCTGGCCCATGCTCGCCTGGGTGTCCATGAGGGCCCTCGATGCGAGTGCTGATCCACCACCCCGCTGTGAGGCAGCCTGTGCCCTGAGCTGGGAGACGTTCCTGTCGGTCGCCTGCCTCAGCTGCTCACCGGCGATGGAGGGTCCCTGGCCGGCAGCTGTCTGCGCGAGCTGTCCTGCCAGGCCCAGCTGCTGTCCACGGAAGGCCGCCTGCTGGGAACCGTCGACATGGGCAGCGTTGCCCGTCGTGGCGAAGGTCTGGGCCGCCGGACCTGCCGAGGCACCCTGCCGACCCTGCGAGCTGATGTACGCGTAGTGGGCGAGGCTACGGTCGCCGTGGCCATGCCGCAGTCTGGCGTCCTCGGGGTTCACTTGAAAGTCGCTCTGACCCCAGCTGAGTGGGTTGTACCAGGACATAGATGTTCTCCTCCGCCGGTGGCGAATGGTTCGGTTGATACGTAGCTGTCCGTCGATGAAAAGCCGACATCCGCTGGAAGCCCTGTCCTGCCCGCCACGGGCCTGGTCTGGCGGACTGGTACTTCCACCCCCGGAGAGACAGAAGCCCGTGGCGAGTGACTGGCACCCCACCCGTGGTGAGCTGCTGGCTAGACCGTCTTGCGGTCGGGCATCTTCGTCACGCCCTGCTTCTGACCGGCGACCAGGGTCATCCCCGACAGGGTGAAGGCCTCTCCAGGCGCTCCGGTGTCCTTCACTCGGAACCGGATGGTCGAGCACTTCTGTCGGGGGAGGGCGTAGCGGAACTGATAGACCGAGTCGATGGCACCACCGTACGGATCGTCCGAACCGTAGTAGCTGCCAGACCCGTAGTAGGAGGGTGCCACTGCGTCCGCATCGAAGTAGGTGGCCGGGTGCCAGCTGTCCTCGTAGTCGTAGGCGACCTCGACGGACAGGACATGGTCAGACTTCCGTTCACCGAGGAGCAGCACCTCTCGCACCCGGCCGTATCCCTGGAGACCGAAGGGCTTGAACCACTCCGTCTCGAGGAGGAGGGAGTACCCGGCACCACCATCGGTGAACGAGCCGGTGGTCATGGCCATCACGTGGCCGTCGGTCCGCAGGTACTTGTACGTGCCGTCGTGGATGACCGAGTCCGTGCCACGGTGATGGTGGGTGCTGATCGACCACTGCTTGAAGAAGTAGTCGTAGAGGAGGCACAGGCCCGAGGACGTGAGGAACAGGACCTGGTTCTTCCCCTGGAGCATGTCGGCCGACACGATCTCCTCGTGGTTGTGGGCCTCGACCGCCGTCCCCACGTAGACCGCCTGGAGGGACCGGTCCAGCAGGTAGATGCCCTTGCTGCTCTTGAACATCAGCCCCTCGGCCGTCAGACAGATCGACCGTGGCTCGACGCAGCCGACATCCGTGGTCACGAGCTGGGCTGCCGTGAAGGTGTTCTGGCTGCCGTTATCGGCCGGACCGTCACCGGCCACGTAGAAAATCCGCTGCTCCTTGAACACGATGAGCTTGTCGTCCATGGAGGCCAGGGCGGTGATGGGGCCACCGGCCGAGTCCACGCTCATTCTCAGGTCCGGGTTGAAGCCGAGACCCTCGCCTGGAGTCCTGAAGGTCGAGTAGGCGATGGAGAGCGGATCGTCGTGGAGACCTGCGAGGAACACACGGTCCTTCGAGGCACACATGATGTTGGCGGACGGAGGAGGGTAGTTCTCCAGGACCCCACCCACCGTGTAGAGGATCTCGTTGTTGATGAGTGAGCTGTCCGAGACTGTGTCGATGATCTGGACCGAGTCGACCGTGGGATCGTTGTTCGTGTAGGCCACCCGGTAGTACGAGGTCCCGTTGGTCTCCGTGCGGTACAGCTCGACCGTAGGCGCGGAACGACGGGGCGTGACCTTGTCCGTGATCCGCAGCGTCTCGATGGAACAGGTGACGGCCGAGGTGGAGTTGGTCACGCCGATGACCTGGGCAGGAGACGGTGCCGAACGGTGGATCTGCCCCCGGTCATCGACCCAGCGATAGATGGCCTTGTAGAGGTGAGAGCCGGAGGTGACCGAGCCGACGCCACCCTGGACGAACGAGGCCGACTCTGGGGTCAGGAGGAAGCCGTGCTCCACGACCGAGCCGCCGTCATAGGAGGTACCGACCATCCCAGCGATGTGCAGTGTCCTCCCGACCTGTGCCGAGGCGTAGGCGGTGGTGTGGTCGTCGATCCAAACCTCGGTGTCAGCGATCCCTCTGGCCTGGAACACCGAGCCGGAGACGGACTGCAGGGGACCTGCCACGAGGGTGGGAAGTCGGAAGATGCCATCGCCCATGTCCTGGACGTGTGGAGGCATGCTGCCTGTCGTGCCTGCTGACGAGGAGATGAGTCCACCACCGAGCCCGTTGTGGAGCTGCCCATGGATGCGGCCATCCCACTGACGGAGGAAGTACGCCTTCTGGAAGGTGCTGTCGTGGGCGGTCAGGACATACGAGCCCGTGCCGTAGGCGAAGGCCTGCGAGCCGATGCCCACGGATCGCATGGCGGAGCCAGTGACCGTCGTGGTGGCCACTCCTCGGACCACGGCCGCACGGAGGGGATAGACGCGTGCATCGGCCGAAGATGAGGCAGGGGGTCTGACCTCGTAGTAGACGTCGAGCGAGGCAGTGGTGGTCCAGGCCGAGGTGATGCAGCGGATGTTGCCGCTCATCTCCGAGTCGGTCGCCTTGAGCAGTGCGCTCTGGAGGATCGAGAGGTCCTCACGGTACGCGTAGAGCATCACCCCGTCGTTGGAGTCTCCGACCACCTGGTAGCCAAGGACCGCGATGGCCAGGCTATCTGGATCGACGGCGACGGAGATGCCGCCGAAGTTGGGGATGAAGCTGTCCCCGATGTCGCATGCAGGAGGGAGTCCTGTGCCGGACGAGCCGACGACCCCGTTGGGAGTCACGTAGCAGAGGCGGACACCTGCCGGGGAAGAACCGTCCAGCTCACCGCCGGCCTGGGGTCGTGTGTATGCGAGCACGAGGTTGGAGCCGTTGGTCTGCAGGTCCCAGAACGGCTTGGAGACACGGAGGTCGTTGTTCACCGTGGTGACGTTCGTGATGTCGAACCTGAGCGGGTCGTACGGGTTCACCCGGTAGAAGACGAGGCCGTTGGCCTTCCTGAACATGAGGCAGAGGAAGCCGCCTGCATGGGCACAGCGAGGCTCGGTACCGGCGGCATCGATGAGTACATCGTGCTGGAGGACCTGTCCGTTCTCCGTCGAGATGACCTGGGCACGGACACCGCCCCTGGCGTCCTGCCACGCGATCAGTGCCACACCGTTGACCTCCGCCCTGTCCGCCTTGAGCTTGTCGTACTGGTCCTGGACGACGACCTGTGAGGAGGCCGAGGTCCCAGGCACGTGGCCCCTGGGGTTCCAGCTATCGAGCTGAGGGAGGTAGGAGAGGAGTGACCCGGACGACATGAGCAACAGTTCCTGGTCGTAGACCGCCAGTGCCACACCGCTCGTCACCCTGGTGCTCAGCCCACCGACTCCGAGGACATGGTCCGTGTAGCGCTCGTAACCGTCACGCTTGCCGACCGTGCCAGCGCCGATGAACTGCCCGTTCTCAAGACGGAGCAGTCGGCCCTGTACGAGCTTCGGGTCGGATTTCGTGTCGACGCCTCCCACGATGGGGACATCGATGTTGACCCACTGGACGGGCACGCTAGCCGTTCCTCTTGTAGAGCAGCTCCATGCCGAACACCCGGGCTATGGCGTTACCTGCAGGTGACCGGTCCTGAGCCTTCAGGACGAAGGCGAGCCGGTGGCCTGATGAGAGGGTGATGTTGCCTGCCAGCGAGGCTGTCACCGTGTAGTTGCCTGAACCTGACGAGAGTGTCGTTCCCCAGTTCGTCGAGGTGCTGAAGTCGAGGGTCTGGTCGATCAGCGCCAGCTGCAGCCTGCCGTACTGGACCGAGTCCTGGCTCATGTAGAGCGAGGCGGAGATGATCTTGTCCCCGTGTGTCAGCGGGATGGGGATGGTCAGGTGGTCACTGGCAGCCGTATTGGGAGCCTCCCAGTGCATGACGTTCCCGGAGACCGAGGATCTCGTCCAGACGGAACCCGTGCCGTTCGTCATCGCCGCCGCATCGATCCAGAGCGTCTTGTTGCCGTGACCGAGGGTGGTGAAGTAGCCGACCGAGGCGGTCACCGAAGTGGCCGAGGCCGCCGAGGCAGTGAGAGAGCCGAATAGGCCGACCCCGCCTGAGACCGCTGCGAAGTTGGCACCGCCTGAACCGGTCACATCCGTGACCTGGGCCCGACCGCTGAGCAGCATCCCGATCGTGCCGGTGATCGTGTTGACCGACAGGTCCATCGAGCAGGTCAGCTGGCCTGTGCTCGTCACGCTGACAGGCCTGGTGACAGCTGGGAGCGATGGGAAGAGCGTGAGGTCGTACGAGGCGGCGAGGGTCGGTGACAGGAGGCCGATGCTGTCGACCTGGTCCTGGACGATGGGATAGAGCCGGATGTCACCGGTCTCGACCTTGGCCATCTTCCCAGTCGACTGCGTGAACGTGAACCGCTTGGTCGTGTCCGAGTACGACAGCGATGAGGAGGAGGTGGAGTAGTCCCCGTTGATGCCGCCTACCGTTCCGAAGTTCAGAGAGGTGCCGTTCGTGAACCTGACAGCAGCACCGGCCGCCGTGGTCCAGTACAGCTCGGAGCCTGAGGTCCATAGGGAGACCGGGTACGAGGCTCCGACGAGCTGGCTGGCCTGGTTCTGGAACGTGATGTGATGGATGCCGGTGACACCGTTGTCGTCGAAGTCCACCTCGTCATCGATCTCCAGGGCGGCCGAGCGGATGGGGACACCACGTCCGTCGGTGTGGTCGTGCTCATCGATGGTGGTGATGGCCTCGTTGATGTCGCTGGCCCAGCCCGGTCCGGCAGTGCCACCAGGTCCTGGGACCGGAAGCTCGATATCCATGTTCGGCGTGTTGGCCATCGGGTGTCCTTAGAAGATGAAGAGTTCGCCGGTGAAGCCGACGGTGGAAGCGATCCTGATGAGCCTCTTCTCGAGGACGTCACCTAGACGGATCTCGTAGAGGTCGTTGTTGCCGGTGCTGGTCTTCCGGTTGACCGTCCAGCCGTTCGGCCGAGAGCCGAAGCCGTGTGAGATATCGACGAAGCCACCGGCGGGGATGGTGATGTCCTCGAAGATCCGTCCGGAGGGCGTCTCACTGATCATCAGGTTCAGCGCATCGACGATCCCGTCGAGGGCACGCTGGAGGTTCTGGTCGGCGACCTTGGCCCTGGCGATGTTCTTGGCCACGCCGCTACTGCCGCCAGTACACGTTGGAGTACCGGGCATCGTTCATGCGGCAGACAGTCGCCCTCGGCACATCGACATCCCGGGAGACGGCCATGGACTCGATGCGGTCGAGCAGGCCCTTCTTCCTCATCGCGAAGCCTGAGAAGTCCGACTCCTCCTTCATGAGGTAGCGGATCACGGCATCGACGACGATGTACTCCTCCCAGCCGTTGATCCCATCGACCACGTCATCGTCGTCCTCCAGCGGTGTGCAGGAGGGGACGTAGTAGACGGTGAGGGTCTCGCCGACCCCAGGTGCGGGGTTGAGGTAGATGTCGCTGCCACGGAGCTGGTACCGGGGGATCGATCCCATCTGGGGATCGTTCCGCTCCTGGAAGCTGTAGGGGAGGAGGCTGTACCTGGAACCTGCAGGTCCGATGTCCACACCGCGGAGGCGGTAGAAGTCATCGATCTCCTGGAGGCGGTAGGAGTCACTCAGGCTGCCTGAGGTCGTGTACGCGTACTGCTGGATGTACCGGTCCTCGTCCGCCTCGATGAGCAGGTCCCACAGCTCCCTGTAGGCCGAGTTGATGAACTCAAGCAGCTCGGTCTCGGTCAGGAAGTTCGACGTCGGCGCATCCGCCTGGGAGCGGACCCGTGCCTTTAGCTCTGCGAGGGTGACTATGTTGGCCATCGCCTGTGGTGCCTCTCCTGCCCGTGGTGGGCCTGCGATGGACAAGGGGTATGTCCACCGTCCGTACAAAATGGGTGTCGCTCCGAGTGACTGGAGCGACGTGGTGGGGAGTGTGGTGAGCGCTCCCCGGGTGGGACTGCTACTCGTCGTCGGGGGCGGTATCACAGGCGAGGATGAAGGCCTTGAGGGCCTCCGACAGCGCGGAAGCATCCCCGTCCTTCACGGCCGCCAGCACATCCTCGGCGAGTAGCTCGTGGTCATCCGTCTCCTCCTCATCGGAGGTCGCCCCTTCACCTGACTTCCTGCCCTTCGACAGGAGCATCACGGCGAGGCCCTTCGTCTTGGCGTCCATGGTGCCTAGACGTCCTTCGTGTTCTGCATCACGAAGATGAAGTGGATGCGGTCGTAGCGGGTACCGTCGACATCGATCGGTGTACCGGCCTTGACAGAGTTGCTGCCGGACATCTGCACCAGGTTGAAGGTGTAGAGCTTGGCCGAGGCCACGTCGTAGGTACCGTTAGGCACCGCGACGATCGACCGACCGGCGATGTAGGTCCCATCGATGGACGCAGAGGGGGCGTACTGGACGCTGGCCCCGAGGAGCTTGGGCCATGGATTCGTGAAGGCACACTGGAACGAGCCGGTGGCCGTACGGGTGACGGTGAAGCCGAGGCAGCCGGACACGCTCAGTACAGCAGAGCCGGTTGATGGGGTGACAGAGCCGGCGAGGACCTTGAAGGCCCTGCCCAGTCCCTGCACGTCGTTGAAGTTGCGGTTAGCCATGTTGGTTTCCTAGGTGCCCCGTGTGCTCCCATTGAGCGGGGCGAGATGTGAGATGGAAGGGGGAGGGACCGTGAAGCCCCTCCCCCTCGGAGTCAGTCAGTCGACTAGAGGCCGGTCGTCGGGAGCTTGATGATCCCGTTGAAGCCAGGCGCCTTGCAGATCACGTTCCCGTAGTAGCCGGTACGGACCTCGTAGCTGTCGGCCGAGGCATCACGGATCATCTCGCCGTCCTCCTCGAACAGGTGAGGGGCCTTGCCATAGGTGGCCAGCTCCCAGGTGCTGCGGTCCAACACCCAGGTGAAGCCGACCGGACAGGCGTGGTCGGGGACGATGTCGATGACGCCACGGCCGGCGAAGAGCTTGATGCCGGCGAAGCCGATGTCAGCGATCCGGCCCTTGGCTCCGGTGGCCTGGACGTTCGTGTACTGGACCTTGGAGCCCAGCGAGTTGACGAGCTTGGTGTACTGCTTGAAGTTCATCACCGCGAGGTCAGGCGAGCCACCACGACCGGCGAGGTCGTTCGCCATGCTGACCAGTGCCTCCTCGATCGGAGTCCCGTCGGTGGAGGTGTCCGCACGCAGGCCGTAGAGGCGCTCGTCGATCGAGCGGTCCACGCCGAAGAAGCTCTCGCTCGCTGAAGGGGCAGTGAACGGCACCCAGTCGGAGAGGCCGCTGATCCTGGCGGCAGCATCACCTTCGAGGATGATGTAGTCACCGACGGCCGCAGCCGCGATGGTGGTCGACAGGTTCGCACCGACGGTCAGGGTGCCGGCCGAACGGTTCACTGCCGAGACGGTGCAGGCAGCGCCTGAGTTCCGCAGCGAGGTGCCAGCCGCCGTGGTGGCCAGGTAGAACTTATCGCCGACCTCGAAGTAGGCGGTATCCGCGATGGTCTCAAGGACCACGGTGGTGGAAGCCAGGACCTGAGCAGCGCCGACACGACTGACGGCACCACCCTTGGAGAGGTAGAGACCGCGGTGGAGCGAGTCGGTGACCTTGTTGAAGGCACCGTCCACCTCGAACTCCCATGCCTTCATGACCGCGCCCTTGTCGTTGGCGGAGGCAAGCATGGTGAGGCGATCGACCGATGCGACCGCGTAGTCGCTGACGGGGGTAACGGCGAAGGCGCGAGCCACCGAGGCCGCCTTGTTGGTGACAGCTGTCGCCATCGTGGCCGACCGACCGCCGGTGTTACCGATACGGAGGGGGACCTTGATGGAGTCGCCGACGGTGCCCTCGGCCTTGGGGATGAGACCGAGGAGTGGGCGGTTGGTGTAGACGAGCTCGGTCAGGTCCTCGTACATCGTGCGGAGACCAGCCGCGTAGGTGGTCATGTTCAGAATTGCCATGTGGGAATGCCTTTACTGGGTGGGTTACTTGAGCTGTGCGAGGGCCAGTTCACGGCGCTCATCGCGGGTCAGCCTGCGTTCGGTGGAACTCCCCTTGTTGGGGACTGCCGACGACATCGAGTTCGTCAGCGTGCGGGCCTTGCTCTTCGCCCCGTCGTCATTCCCATTCGCTGCCTTGGTCGTTGTGGTGCCAGTGTTCTTCGCTGCGATCTTCTTCGTCCTGAGCACGCGCTCGGTCTGCTCCTCGAGGTACGTCTCGAGTGCCGCCGCTGCCTGCTCTGGCCTGACCGGTCGGCCGTTCTCATGGGAGACCCGGACGTACTCCATGACCTCCCGTGGTCCGTCGATCAGGCCTGCCTCGGTCTGGACCCTGAGCAGCTCGTAGCTGTCATCGGTCGCGATCATGTTGCTGATGTGGTCGTGGAACGCGGTGACCTGCTTCTGGACCTGCTGCTCCTCACGCTCGTTCAAGGAGCGCTTCATCTCCTCAAGCTCCTTGGACATGCGCTCCGTCTCGGTCGGCTTGGAGTCCTTGTAGATGACGTGGTTGACCAGGTCGTCGTAGGTGAGGCCAAGCTGCTCCAGCGCCTTGAGGGGGTTCTCCTTGGCGGAGCTGACCGCTGCCTTCCAGTCCTTCAGCTCACGTTCGTGCGCCTTGATGGCGGTCTCACGGTCACGGAGCTGCCGGTCCTTCCTGGCCAGCGCCTGGAACTTGCGGCTGAACGAGTCCTCCTTCTTGGGAGACTCCTTCGTTTCCTCGGTCTCGGTGACAGCAGCGTCGGCACTGACACCGGTCTGATCGGGCTTGTCCGTGCCCTCGGTCTGTCCGTCTGCGACGGCCGCCTCACCCTGGGGCTGTGCTGCCTCGGCAGCATCCATCGCCTGAATCACCTTGTCGTCCATCCCTGTCTGCTCCTGGTCGGGCCGATGGCCCTCCACCCGCCCGATATGGACGGCATGGCGTGCTGCACTCCTCTCTCGTCATGACGGCGTTGGTCCGGTGCCGTCTTGGTCAGGTCCGCTTAAGTAGCGGTGCCTAGCTGAAGTCCGTCAGTTCGGAGTAATTCCCGGAGGTCCCATCGGAGGAGCCATGGGCGGAGCACCCTCGGTAGGCTGGCCGCCAGGGCCTGCTGCCTGCCCGCCACCGCCCGGAGGCTGTGCCTGGTCCATGAGGTCCTTCACCTGGGAGATGTAGGTCCTCAGGAGGTCCAGCCGCTCCTCGTCGTAGCCCATGAGCCTGGCGTGCTGGTACCGCTCCTGGACCATGGTCAGGGCAAGCTCCAGGTTGTCGAAGGCCTCGGGCGGTGCGTACTCGCCACGGTCGAGCATGGCCTCCACCGACGAGTCGATGACGTCATACGGAGCGTTCTTCCGGGACATCACTGACTCCAGGTCGGGGAAGTCGAGGAGCTTGATGGCCGTGGCCTGGTCGAGTGCTCCCATTCCGATCAGCTCCTGGATCATCTCCAGACGTCCGGCCGGGTGCTGGGGCAGCATGTTGGTCGGGTAGATCTGGAGGACGTAGTCGTCGTCCTGGAGGTCAACATCGTTCCAGTCGACCTTCTGAACCTTGCGACCGGTCCGTGCCTTCACCGGGTAAGAGCCCTCCCTGGTCGCGATGTCCTTGGCGAGGTAGACGACCTGCTGGGCGCAGGCGAGGAAGAACTGCTCCCACTGCTTCACCACCATGGCGAACCGCTCGGTCTCGATGTCGTAGAACTCTCTGAGGCTCTTGCCGCTGTTGAGGCCGACAGGCTTCTGGGCCTGGGCGGACAGCGAGGAGATGCCGGTGATCTGGTAGGCCTTCGAGTAGAGGTCCTCGATCTGCCGGAAGATCTCAGGGGCGACGGACTGGAAGGTCCGCAGCTCAGGCATCTTGCCAGTGTACTCGATGATGCCGCCCATGGTGTCGTCCAGGTGCGACTTGGTTACCTTCGAGCCGTGCTGCAGCAGCCACTTGGGGATCGCATGGAGACGCATCGACAGCTGTGCCGTACGTAGGCAGTTGTTCAGCTCGTACTGGATGCCGAGCAGCTCCTGGGCGATGCCGGTCCCCCAGAACCCGTTCTGCGGTGTGCACCACCTGATGGGGACGATGGGGAAGGTGTCCCTGGTCCACTCCTCATCGAGGAGCACCAGGTCCCCGCAGACCACCACGTGCCGGCCATCGCCTGCATCCTTACCGGCTGGGAGGTGCCACGCCTCGGTGACCTCGATCTGGTCGGACCTCAGCCTGGTGCCGAGGATGTTGGATGGGTTCGCCGTCGGTGAGAGCAGCCCATCACGGTGACCCGGGTACATGTGGGCCC